ATGTTTATAACTTTATTCATTAAGAATTCTCCATTTTGTTTATAAAGTTAACGCTAGGTATTATTACCTAGTAAATATACCTTACTATACTACGAGGGGTCAATTATATAGCAATTTACATGAAAATTTACAGGCTGAGTCAGTCAATCAGACAATCGTAGGAACAAAAGAAAGGGGGCAATTAAGCCCCCAAGCTTTAGTCAATAGCAACCCATGAATGGAGGATATGATCAAGAGCCTGAGATCTACTGAGTCGAATACCATGATGACGATAAAAGACGTCTATGCAGTGGTTAATAACATCCTGATATTCTGCACTAAATGAAGCAGAAGCTGTTCGCTGAGTTTTTTGACCACGCTTCTGAGCGGCTAGATCTGGTCGTTCAACATCGAAAGTAGCAGTGAGCTCTTTCTTACTTAATGCTAGTTTGTCTTCGCCATTTGATTTTACAATTCGTGCCATTATTTTCTCCTAAAGGTTAATTAAAATATAGTTATATAGTATAGGCTTATTTAATCAATAATACAGGAAAATAAACATAATTCTCAGGCTGAGTCAGTCAATCAGACAATCGTAGGTATAAAAGAAAGGGGGCGATTAAGCCCCCAAACTTACCCCTAACAACCTTCATCATAAATATTAAAATCAGTTATTGATGAATGACGAATAGGATCAATTACTTCTCCTCTACTTTTCTTACTAGCAACAGTAGTTTCGTAAGGACTTTTTGGAAATTTTGGAGGATGAAGCTTTTCTTTTAGTCGTATTGCTATGTCAAGCAAGCCTTTCATTTCTTCTGTACTATAGCCACCATAACTTCTATTGTCAGTCTGTCCGTATTTGTTGGTGTGAGAGTAGAATATGTACCATGCTCTATCGTCACCCCAGTTTTCAAGGTTGCCAAGGTAACCCCATGAATAGTCAGTACCTAATGATTCAACTATTTGTGCAATTTGTTCGCTAACATTCGCTGTCATTATTTTCTCCTAAAAGTTAATTAAAATATAGTTATATACTATAGGCTTATTTTATCAATAAAACAGGAAAATACGCATAATTATCAGGCTGAGTCAGTCAATCAGACAATCAGACAATCAGACATTCATCTTTCAGTCAAAGTCAAAGTCTTTGTCTTGTGTGGTGGTTGTTGTGATGAACAGGGTGATGAACAGGGTGATGAAAGGCAGTCAGTCAATCAAAAGATTGAAGAAAGAAAATGATGACCGAAGTCATCATTTTCAATATTAAGTGAATTTACACGTAAGCAATTAACTCACGATCCATCAAATCCGCACGATAAAAAGTGTAGATCCTCTTTGGTGTTTGAACTGTTTTCAGTCCGTTAGCGACAAGATTGTTAACGATGTCGCCTTGCGATACTGGACCGTTATGACCACCAAGAACTTCGATAGTGTCAAGAATAATCATCGCCTGTGGTGCGATCTTTTGATTTTTTGGAAGTTCTTTGGTAAGCAACTTTATCATGCGTCCATCAAACCCATGTTTTGCTGGTGCAGGGATTCCTGAATTTCCTGCTGGTGAAACAACTGTAGGTTTGACAACAACCTTTGGTGAAGTTACGACTTTTGTCGCAGTATTTTTCTTTGCCATGATAGTTCTCCTTTCTGGCGGTTGACCCAAGCTTTATGCCCAAGCCTTATTATGCTATAAGCATACTACACTTTTATACTATAGTAAATACTGGAAAAAGAACAAAATTTTCATTTTTTGCAATTTATTTGAGTCAGTCAATCAGTCAATCAATCGTTCAGTCAGACAAAGAGTCAAAAGCAATTGTTCCCAGTCAATTGGTCTTTCAAAAATTTTTGCTTCACATGATGAAAGACCATTGGTTGATAGATTGACTGCCTGATTCCCTGAAATGAGGAAGATTGATTTTGATCTGGGGTCTTCGACTAAGATCCATGAAACACCGCCTGCTGATGAACGACGGGTGTGCCACGCTATTTGTTGGGGAGTCAGAGAAACACGATTTCCTTGCAAAATTTTCAATTCTATCCAAAACTCGTGTCCTGCAAAACAACCATTTACATCAGGAATCCCTCTCGATGTGCCACCGCTCTCAACTCTTTGCCAATGAACCTTTGACAGGCTTCGCTTCAAGGACTGGTATGTGTTCTTTTCTTTCTTCATGCTCTATAACTTTCATGTTGCTTTTGTTCATTATTTCCTGTAATCTTGTAAAAAGCTCTTCTGTAGTCATATTTTCAACTTTTGAAACAGTCACTTCTTTCCGATCAATATATAAACCAGCTGCACGACCTCGTGAGACCTCCGCTGATATTGCCGCTGCAACCTGCCCAGTATCCACTGCTTGATCTCTTAGATGGGAAAGTTCTGTTAGATGTGTTTCCATCGAAACATCTGAGCGTTCTTTATCTTTAGTTAGTAGTTCAATAATATGGTTAACAACAAGTGGGTTTTTGCGAATCATCGCAGAACCTTGAACTTTAGAAGAGATCATGTTGGTAGTGAACCCAGACTTTCTAGCGGCAGCAGCAGCAGACATTCCTTGTACATAGAGTCTACAAAACTTTTTATGCTTTGGAGTTAGTGGTCTGTGTCTCTTACCATCAGGTGCGACCCAATAATTTCCACATTCTGATGGTGTGAGTGTTGTGTACTGTAAATCTTGCATGTTTTTATCTCTCTTACAAATAATATGTACTATACTTCCAAATCTTACCTTACGCAAGTCCTACAATGTGTTCTACAATCATTTATATAAAATAAAATCGAAAATCAATTCCTCGACCATTTAGGAAGATATGATATTTCAAAATAAAATGTCATACGAAAGAATCTAAGAAAAACAAAGACTTGGAAGAAGATTATGAGATTATGAGATTATGACAAGCATTTACAGAAATAAAAATAAAAAATCTACAGGAGAGACATTGGGGGCATTACACCCCCAACGTGATTAGATTATTTTAGTTTATAGAAATCAGCGAATACATCTTTTCCAAGATGTAAAGGAATCATATTTTCGTTAGGATTTTCGATACCTGAAATGACTAAAGCATAATCTACACCATCATTAGATTTCGGTATTTTTGGACCCATATTTACAAAAGATCTACCAAATTTCACTTTATGCTTATTTCTAGGAAAAGTATTAATATCGTAAATGATATCATCTAAATTTTCCGAATAATCAGGAACTTGTTTCCATTTACTCGTTTTCTTTGTATTTGTAAGATAGTAAAGATCAAATAAAACATGATCTTTAAATCGGTTAGCAATCTTTCGTATAATAATTTCTATTGCATCTCGATCCCAACAATCTGGAAGAGCAAATGATTCATGATCCCAGCAACTATCTTCTTCGCCCATTTCTTGTACGAAAAAACAATAATCCGAATATTTTACAATAGTAACACAATGTGTATCATGAAAAGAAAAAGATAAAACATCTTTTTGCTCACTAACAGATTCTCCAAAAGTCGTAGATGTAAGAAAGGCTTTTACTATTGGATCATTGAATAAATTTTCTTTTATTCGATCGAATGTTTTCTCTCCATCTTCTTTAGTAAAAGGTTTTGGTAACTCTAATTCTCTGTCCATGATTAATAACTCCCTCTTTCTGAGTAAGCACCCATTTGAGTCTCTTCGTTATAGAAATGAGTCTCTTCGTCATGGGTTTGTTCTTTATTATAAACGACGGTCGTTATATCTTTGACGTATGTTGAGCTTTCTGCCTCTTTCTTAGTAACCGCCCCTAACCAAGTATACATAAGATTTGGGTAGGTTTTATCTAATGCTTGGCTTGTAATCCGTACCCCATACGATACTATACCAAGCTGTTTTTTGAGTGTTAGCATTTTTTTAAGTTCGGCAGAACTTAAATCATTTGACGCCATGATAGAAACTAAATTAGTTTCTCCGTTTGTTAAATTTACTGGCATAGCTGTGTCATGACACACGATAGTATAAAATTTGTTATTCATCGTATTTTCTCCGTTTGTTAAATTTACTATATTATATAGTACCTTAACAAAAACGGCAATTATACTACAAAATACTCACCCCACGAGTCAGTCTAGCAAGGGAAAAACGAGTCAGTCTAGCAGGGGAAAAGACAAAAAATGACCCTAACAAGAAGTTAGGGTCATTAAGGGAGGAAATAATGCTATGTTATCTAAGATAACACATTATGCTGCTTCTGCATACTCTAATGCTTTACTTAATGCTTTTGCCTTTCTATTGGCTGCAGCACCAAACCAAGCTGAATGTAGGCTATTACCTACAGCTGTTGAACGTCTATGGTGATCTTCTATATAGGTTGCACCATTCAACGCTCCCCACCAAGTTCCCTTGGCAGATTTCATAGTCGCTCCTGGACTAAGGTCGATGGACGAAAGAACAAGTTCCGAAGTCTTGTTGAAGTGGTCTTGGATAATAAAATCATTATCATTACCTGCTTTTGCTTTTTCTACCAGAATATTGGGTTGGTAAAGTTCAGCAATGTAGTTCATGACCGATTCAGTTTTAAATTGTTTAGAGGCGAGGAATTCTGCTTGTTCTTGAAATTCCTTAACTCGTTTTTCACTTAATCCAAGAGCTTCTTCTGCAGCTTGTTGAACGCTACCATCGAATTCTTTTATATGGGGCATTCTAAATGCTGCACCGCCATCGTCAAGAGCCATTGTTAATGTGTTATTGCAGACGACTCGTATAGGTGTGAACTTAATGACCATTGCCTTGCCTGCAACGTGTGGTTGGTTAATGAGGAGGTAGCCTTGAACTTCATCGCCACCTGCTAATTTAAAGTCTTTAGCGATTTTTGCAAGACCCCATATTTCTGAGCCTTCTCTTAGTGAACCTGCAGTCTCCATAGTCATGTGTCCTGCTTCGGTAAACTTTTTGAAGAATTTAAATATATCCTCATTTTGGATAGGGATATAGTCATCACCACAATGTGATAGTAATCTATTGTCACTGTCACGTGTTATAAAGTAATGACCATCGGCAGGAATAACACCGACTTGCTCATGCCATTCAGGTTCGCTTAATGTATAAGCTGGTCTTTTAGAAACAGTCCAATCGAGTTGTGCTGCTTTTTGTATTTCAAGTGGTGTAAGATCAGGTTTAACTTCAACACCTAATCCGTGCCAAGGTTTGTCACCTGTCCAAGCCATTGTTTCTATATTATGTGCCATATGATTTCTCCTTTCTGCACAAGTTATTATTTAAGATACTTATATAGTAAAATAACAAAAGGATGATTAAAAGTACAAAGTACTGTAAAACAAGACTTAATTTTTCTTTAGTTCTTTTTCAATGTACTCCCAACATCTTTCCATTAAGTGTGAGTGAATTCTCTGTCTTCCACCCCAACTAGAGTAAGCGAAAGTTATGTGCTCTTGTAAACCAAACTTTCGCATAATGTCTTCAAGTATGTCATGAGCTTCAATACCTTCTGTTTCTTTGATCACTTCCCCTGTTATGTTGTTAGTGATTGTTGATTTAGGACTACGAAGATCACTCTTATGTGTTTTAATAAATTCTTCCACATAATATTGAGGAAGAGGACAAACACCATCTTCAAAATGCGTTCGATAATAGATAGAGTAACGATCACCAAGTAGCTCATAAAACTCTCCTTTAGTTATGGTTTCAAAATCTTGTTTAATCGAACGTGTTGTGATTTTGTTAAGTGTTTCAGTTTGTCGTTCTAGATAGGCTAGATACCTCTTTGATATACTAGGCATTTTCTTTTAACAACTGCAGGTTATAACAATCTGGATCAGGCTCTTCTCCTTGGTACACTTCGAGTGATCCATCAGCTACAATGTAACAAGAATAG